TGACGCCTGGCCTATTGGACCGCCGGCTGACGCTCTGGGAACGGCGCGAGGGCGGCGCGGACGGGTTCTCGAGGCCGGTGTACGTCCGGATCGGGGAGTATTGGGGCCGGCTCGACGAGATTGCGGACGATGAGCAAATACCGCTGAGTCCGCAGGGACATATCGAGTCGCAGACCCGCGCGACCGCGACAGTGGCCGATTACGTGGTGGTCCCGAAGTTCGGGATCGTGCGGGAGGGCAACGGGCCGCTCTATTTCACGCGCGGGACAATCCTGCTGCGGGCGCTTCGGTGCCAGCGGATCACGCTCGAGGCGATCGACCCGACGGAGTTCAGCACGTTTGCGATGTTCGAGGACGTCGACGTTCGGGACGGGTACCACCTGGTAACTGATCCGGTGGTGCCATGAGCCGCGACGAGATTGGGCACGACGTCCGGCGAGGATGGACCGCTGAGGATCGGGCGCGAGCCGAGGGGCTAGTCGCGCGACACGGCGGAATGTTGTCAGCATATTCCGGCCACGGAGCCGGTGTTTCCGTTGAATGGATCGAGCAGGGCGGCGAACGCGTCAGTATCGAGGGCCATAACGCGGCCGATGTCCTGGCGGTCCTTTCAACGGTGCTGGGCGGCGAGGGCCGGCCGGCACGGTCTCGGGTCACACACTTAGGAGGGTAGCAGCATGGCGGCGTTCAACAAGTTCGACGCGTTCGTGGAAGCGTTGGCCGAAAAGGTGCATAACCTCGGGGCCGATACGCTCAAGGTGTATCTGTCTAACGATACGCCGTCGGCCTCGGCCGATGCGGTGAAGGCGGACCTCGGCGAAATCACGCCTGGCAACGGGTACACGGCCGGCGGCAATACGGCGACCCTGACCTCAAGCTCGCAGACCGGCGGCCTGTACAAGCTGGTCCTGGCTGATCCGGCCGCGTGGACGGCCTCGGGCGGCTCGATCGGACCGTTCCGGTTCGCGGTGCTCTACAACAGCACGACGGCCAGCGGCAACCTGATCGGCTGGTGGGATTACGGGACGAGCATCACGCTCGGCTCGGGCGATACGTTTACCGTGGACTTCGATCCGTCGACGGGCGTTCTCACGTTGCAGTAAGAGGAGTAGGAACCGATGCCGCTGCTTGCCGATCGCGTAAAAGAAACCACAACCACGACGGGAACCGGTCAGCTTACGCTGGCCGGCGCACCGACGGGGTTCCAATCGTTTACGACCGCGTTCGGCAACGGCGCGTCGGTGTACTATGTGATCGCTGGGGGCGCGCAGTGGGAGATCGGCATCGGGACGACCGGTGCCGGTACCCTGACGCGCGAGACGGTGCTGCAGTCGACCAACGCCGATGCGCTGGTCGATTTCGCCGCCGGCGTGAAGGACGTGTTCTGTTCGTATGTCGCCGATCGCGCGGTCACGACCTCGGATACCGCGACGCTCACGAACAAGACGATCGACAGCTATACGAACGACGTCGGCGCGAACAGCACGCACTTCCGGATCAAGGCCGGCGCGACCCTCGGCAAGGGCGACGTGATCCGCGCGGTCGGGTTCACGCCTGGCGAGCAAGCGATCGAGGTGGTGAAGGTCGCGAGCGCGAACGAGCCGTCAATCGGTATCTGCGAACAGGCGCTCACCTCCGGCCAGTTTGGTATGGCGGTCGTGATCGGCGAGTTGTTCAACGTCAACACTAACGGGTTCACGGTAAACCAAACGCTGTACAGCAATGGGACGGGGGGGTTCACCGCGACCAAGCCCTCGAGCGGGTTGTACCAAGTGCTCGGGTGGGTCGTGCGGGCGAACGCAAACAACGGCGTGATAGCGGTCAACGTGGTCTCGCCGCTTTATGTCGAGGCCTCGACCAATACCGCAAATACGTCCGTGATACGCGACGGCAGCGGCAACTTCGCGGCCGGCACGATCACCGGGGCGCTGACCGGGAACGCCTCGACCGCGACGACGCTGCAAACGGCGCGGACGATCAACGGCGTCTCGTTTAACGGCTCGGCGGATATCACCGTGGCGGCAGCGGCTGGGACACTCACCGGCACAACGCTGGCCTCCAACGTGACGGCGAGCAGCCTGACAAGCGTCGGCACGCTGGCGAACCTGACCGTGACCAACCCGATCACGGGCAGCGTGACGGGCAGCAGTGGTAGTACGACAGGGAACGCCGCGACGGCGACGACGTTGCAGACGGCGCGCACAATTAACGGCGTCTCGTTCAACGGCTCGGCCAATATCACGGTACCGGCGGCCGCGGGAACCCTGACGGGTAGCACCCTGGCGAGCGGCGTCACGGCCTCGAGCCTGACCAGCGTCGGGACGATTGGCACGGGCACATGGCAGGGTAGCGCCATTGCCGACACCTACTTGGCCACGATCAGTACGGCTGGCAAAGTCTCGAACAGCGCCACGACCGCCACCAGCGCCAACACGGCGAGCGCGATTGTCGCCCGTGATAGCTCGGGCAACTTCTCGGCTGGCACGATCACGGCGGCGCTGACGGGTAACGCCAGCACAGCGACGGCGTTGCAGACAGCTCGAGCGATCAACGGCGTGAACTTCGACGGCACGGCCGCAATTACGGTTGCGGCGGCGGCAGGTACACTGACGGGCACCACGTTAGCGGCGGGCGTGACCGCCTCTAGCCTGACCAGCGTCGGGACGCTCGCGGGTCTGACGGTGACAGCGCCGATTACGGGCAGCGTCACGGGCTCGAGCGGCAGCACGACCGGCAACGCCGCGACGGCGACCGCGTTGCAGACGGCTCGAGCGATTAACGGTGTGAACTTTGATGGTACGGCAGCGATCACGGTAACCGCTGCCGCTGGCACGCTGACGGGGGCCACGCTGTCAAGTGGCGTGACGGCGAGTAGCCTGACGAGTGTAGGGACGTTGTCGAGCTTGGGTGTCACAAACAACATCACCTCGTCAAGCGGCATCATATCAGCTGGTGCTGATTTCCGACTCTCGGGGTCGTCGTTTACCCGCGTTGCTGACGCTGATACCGGCGGAGGCTTTGGTGGTGGTTACAACTTAATGATTGACGGCGGGACCGCCAAACACGATTCAACGGGAAATATCTCCGGATACCATTACAAAACTGGCGGAAGCATTGAGCTGTATACCGGCAGTTCGCAACCGGCAGGGACAACGGCTACGCCAAAACTAACGCTGGACGCGAACGGCAACCTGACGATGACCGGTACCGTGTCGATGGCGGATAACGTCATTAGCCGTCCGCGCTTCACGGACTACGCCGAGACCTACACCACGCCAGCGATTAGCAGCAACACGCTGACGCTGAACTTGGAAAACGGCAACGTGTTCCGTGTGACGCGCAATGCGAACATCTCGACGCTGACGATTAGCAATCCAGCCGCCAGCGGCAACGCCTGTAGCTTCACGCTGATCTTCGATGCGAACGGCACCAGCTACACGATCACATGGCCCGCAGCGGTGAAGTGGCCGGGTGGGACCGCTCCGACGATCACGACCACGAACGGGCGCTCTGATATGTTCGTGTTCTACACCAACAACGCGGGTACGACATGGTACGCCATGACCGCTGCCCAAAACTTCGTGACGACCTAAGATGCTGGCAGATCGACTACGACAGGCCGCAACTGTAAAGGAAGCAGCGCCGGGGCAGCAAGCCTACACCACGGCGGGGACGTACACGTTTACGGTTCCCGCTGGCGTGACAAGCGTTTCGGTACTGTGTGTTGGCGGTGGGTCAGGTGGTGGGAACTACTTTTACTACAACACTTTAGGCACCGGCGGATCATTAGCTTATAAAAATAGCATTACCGTTTCTAACGGAGATGCTTGCACTGTTGTTGTTGGGGCTGGCGCAGTGGGGCAAACTGGGGGCAGTTCAACCGTCCCAAGGGGAGGAGACTCATCTTTTACGCTCCCAAATCTTTCCATTGAAGTTCGCGCTCGCGGCGGCCTTTCAGCCACGTCCTCAAATATTGGCAGCGTGTCTTACGATGGTGGAGCAGCGTTTACCTACGAATCTGGCGGCGGCGGCGGAGCCGCCGGGTATTCGGCAAATGGCGGTACTGGAGGTTCAGGTGGTGGGACTAACGGTTCTAGCGCGACAGGCGGGGGAGGAGGTGGTGGTGGCGGGGGAGGGATTTACGAGTTTGAAGGGCTGATAACGGGTTTCGGTGGCGGCGGTGGTGGTGGTGTCGGCATCCTTGGCGCTGGATCAAATGGTACTGGTGGAAATGCAGGGGACGGAGGAGGGGGTGGTGGTGGTGGTTCCAGCGGATCATCTGGGGGTAGTGCTGGTTTAACCGGCGCAAATGGCGGCGCATATGGTGGCGGCGGTGGGCAGGGTGGATGGGAAAATCCAAATTATTACGCTGGCGGAAATGGCGCTTCCGGTGCCGTCCGAATCATCTGGGGTACTGGCCGTAGCTATCCGTCGAACGCCGCAAACGTGTAACTGAGAACACCATGGGACTCACGATTTCTGATAGTGACCTGCTGGTCATCAAGGTGGAGAACGGTCAGCCGGTCAACTACCCGCTGACGTATTCCAACTTCCGCCTTATCCACCCGCAGACCAGCTTCCCCGATCTACCGGACAACTCGTTCCTGGTGGACTTCGGGTACGCCGTGTTCAAGTACACGGAGCAGCCAACGCCGGTGCAGTTTGAGAACACCAACGACGGCCCGATTGTGTGGGACGCGGCGAAGGATGCGTACACGAACACATGGATCAACACGCCGTTCACGCCCGAGCAGATGGAAGCCGCGAAGCAGAACGCGCTCTACGCGCTGCGCCGTCAGCGGGACCAGAAGCTTTTTGCCTGTGACTGGACGCAGTTGCCAGATGTGACGCTGACGCCGAGCGAAGTCTCTGCATGGCGCGTCTATCGCCAGCAGTTGCGGGATTACATGGGCGGCGTCACCGATCCGTTCCATCCTCCGGCGTGGCCGGTTCCGCCTCGATAAAGGACGATAAGCGATGCTATCAGCCTTTCCCCTCAGTACGTTCCCGTTATCGTCCGTCGGGACGGTGGCGCTCGCGTTGTCGGCCGCGGCCGGCACGTTCTCGGCCACGGGCGGCGCGGCAAGGTTCGCGCTGACGCGGGCCTCGAGCGCGGCGACGTACACGCTGACGGGAGAGGCGGCCGGCCTGAACTACGGCCGAACGCTGACGGGCGACGTCGGAACGTTCACGCTGACGGGATTCGGCGCGGTGGCGCGGTACAACGAACCGTCCGCGGCGGGCGCGTTCGTGCTGACCGGTCAGGATGCGACGGTGCAGGTCGGGCGCTACCTCGAGGCGGTCGCGGGCACGTTTACGCTGACCGGCAAGGCGGCGCGAAGCCAGACGGTCCGGCAAGCGTCGCTCGGGACGTTTATCCTGACGGGCGAGGCGGCGACGTTCCGCACGGGCAAGGGCATGGGGCTCGGGCACGGGACGTTCGCGCTTACCGGCCAGCCGGCTAGCCTAATCGCTGCGGTCAGTGTCGACGCGGACGCGGGCGCGTTTTCCCTGGCGGGACAGGCGGCGGCGCTTCGGCGCGGGTACATGGTCCTCGGGGCGGTCGGCACCTTTACGCTGACCGGTCAGGACGCGACCTCGCGGTATAACGGGCCGAACGCGGGCGGGTCGTTTGCGCTCACCGGTGGGGCGGCCGCGTTCCGCGTCTCGCGAAGCTCAAGCGCCGGAACGTTCACGCTGACGGGACAGGCCGCGACCCTCAAGCGCGGGCGGCGGCTGCCGGCAGACGTGGGGACGTTTGTCCTGGCGGGACAGGCCGCGGGCCTCAGGAGGGCGCGAGTCGTGACGGGTGGCGTTGGCACGTTCGCGCTGACCGGCCAGCCGGCGACGCTGAACCTCGGCAAGCGGCTCGAGGCCGCGGTCGGGACGTTCACGCTCACCGGTCAGGCGGCAAGCGCCGGCCGGATGATGGCCGCGGGCGTCGGGATGTTTGCCCTGACCGGCCAGCCGGCGACGTTCTCGATTGTCGGCATGAGCCGGTTGCGGGTGCGGGACTTTTCGGGGCCGTACGTGGCGGTCCGCGACGACTCACAAGGGTACTGGTAGGAGGGCGAACGGTGGCGGTCATGACCTATAAGCCGATCTATGTCGGCAACGCGTATCTAGTTCGGTCCTGCGTGGAAACCTACGTGCCGGCCGACGATGCGTACGAACCCTATACGGGCGGCGGCATCCTGGTCTCGTTCGCGCGGAACTCGGACGGGACGAACCCGATCACGGGGTTGCAGAACTTGGCGATGAATACGGACGTGAGCGGCGTATTCCATCGGGTGCTGTCGCCGGCCGAATTAACGGGGCTGCCGGCCCTGGTCGGTCAGGTGATCTATCAGATCGTGACCGGCGGGCCGTATAACGGCCTCCGCGCGGTGACGGCGCTCAAGGTGTCGCAGCCGCGGTGGGCGCAGTAGGTGCCGATTTCGGTCGTGAACCGGTCGGCCGAGGCGATGCGTCGGTACGAGGATGCGGCGTACAAGGGGATGGACGCCGCGGCCAATCATTTGCGGGTTGAGGTTCAGAAGGCGTTCGGGTCTTGGTACTATAAGGGCGGCGCGTTCCGGTCGACGCTGCAGGTGAAGCAAGCGATCCGGCGCACGCCGCCGATGCGGACGCCGACGGGCTACGAGGCGCGGGTCGGGATCAAGGGCGGCGAGGTGGGGATGGTCGCGCTGTATTGGGAGCTCGGCCACCGGAACACATTTACGCGCCGGTACGAGCGGGTCGAGATATGGGTGCCGACGGCGGTCAAGGAGACGCCGGCGATGCAGACCACGTTCGCGCGGGTGGTCGCGCGGTTTATGAACCGGAGCTAAGATGGCGACGAAGCCGCGGTATGTGGTCCCTGGGAGCCTCGCCACGCCGTCCACGTTGTCGACGGTGCAGATTTACGCGACGATCCGACGGGCGCTGTTGGCGTATCGGAGCCCGCAGGGCGAGATGTTGCGGGAGCTGGTCGGCGAGGAACCGCGGGTGTACGTGCGCGCGCAGCCGGAGCCGCCGGTGTTTCCGTACCTCACGCTGCTGCTCAACCGGACCAGCGATGCGGCCTATAACGGGTACCGCGAGACGGCGGTGCTCGAGGTGCAAGCGATTGGGAAGCCGGAATCGCAGTTGCCGTTGGTCGAGACGGCGATGGACCTCGTGGACCAATGCTTGACGGCCTATACCGATCCGGCGTCGGGGCTGATGGTGGGCCGGAGCCGGAACCGGTTCACGCTCCCGCTGTTTACGACGCCGGCCGAGTCGCAGACGGTGGGCGTGGTGGCGACCTACAACCTGTTCCTGTGGCCGGTGGTCTTGACGAGTCGCGACTAACCGTCGGGCGTCGCGGCAGTATATTCGAAGCGTCCCTTTCCAAAACCTCGAGGCATTTATGACGGCTCCGCTTACAGGCTTTACGTCGACGTTCCCGACGGATGTGCTGCTCGATTCCGGTGTCTTGTACGTGGGCGCGACCGCGTTCGGGGCGTTTCAGGGCGGCCTCAAGTTCGATCCTGGCGTCGAGTATCTCAACACGGTGTTTGACGGCAAGCGGTCGCCGGTGCGGCTGCTCGATCGCAAGTCGAACCAGATGCCGAAGATCACGGGCACGGTGATTCAGTTGTCGACGACGAACGTGGCGCAGATCGAGCCTGGCGCGACGGTCGCGGCCTCGGGCGCGTGGACGGGCTCGACGTCCTATCTGCCGAAGCGGGCCGGCTCGTACCTCGCCTCCGGCGATTACCTGACGGACGTCCGGGCGATCTGGCTCCGGGGCGGCGGCAACTTTGTGCAGGTCCGCTTCCCGTCGGCGCTGTTGCTCAAGTACGACGTGACGTCGCAGGACGGGCAGGAAGTGGCGATCGCGCTCGAGATCGAGGCGCGGCTCGATATGTCGGTGTCGGGCGCGAACGTGGGCGACGCGCCGTACCGGATCGAGTATATCGCGGCGGTGTAATCGGGAGGCCGGACGGCCGCGGTGCCGTCCGGTCGCTGTTTCTTGGCAGTCTCACGTCAACCGGACCTGATCCAATGACGACCCTCGATCTTGACGCGCTGGTCAATACCGCGCGGTTGCCAAAGGCGCGGCTGTTTAGCCGCGAAGTAATTGTCTACCCGATGACGGGCGCCGCGGCGCATCGCGTCGCCTCGGTACAGGAAGCGGACCAGACGGGCGCGAAAATGCTTGGGGTGCTGCTCGAGGTGATCGGCATGACGGTGCCGGCCCTGACGGCCGAGGAACGCGACCAATTAAGCGTCGACCAGATTGCCGCGCTGATCCAACTGTCGCGCGGACAGATCGCGGACGTCGAAACGCTGCTGGCGGAACGCGCGGAAAAAAACTAACGACCGCGGCAGATGACGCAGCACGGCGCACTGGGTCGGTCGCGGTGTCGTGGTCTGTCGCGGAATACATCGCACGCGTCATCGTGCAAACGGCGCGCGAGACGGGTCGATCGGTGCGTGAGGTCGCCGCGGAGTCGTTTGCGTTGACGCTCTGGACCTGGGGCGAGCTGCGGCAGATGGAGCGTGAGGCGACGGTCGAGCGGCTCGGGGAGCGGACGGACCTCGCGGGATTAATGGCGGTCGCGTTCCACGAGCCAAGCAAACTGCAACAGGCGGAATTGCGCTATTTGTCCGCGGCCGGCCGGCTGTCGACGATGCTCGAGCAGACGCGGGAGCGATTGCTGGCGGTGGCGCAGCGCGCGGAGGCCGCACAGGCGGCGGCGCTGACGACGACGAACTAACCTGGGGCGATCATGGACGTATTTGCGCTATCGCTTAAGCTGAAAGAAGAAGGCGCGGCGACCGTCAAGGCGGCGACCGACAAGCTGCGGCAATCATTTACGCAGACAGCCGCGGCCGGCGCGAAACTCGACAGCACCAACTCGAAGCTCGCCGGCAGTTTTAAGAAACTGGCGGCGTCGATGGCCGCGACGTATGGCGTCGGGCAGTTGGCAAATATGGCCGACAGCTATACGAACCTAAACGCACGGCTGTCGTTGGTTGTGAAGAACAGCGACGACCTGGCTTCAGTGCAACGGCAACTGTTCGCGATCGCGCAAGCAAGCCGAACGCCGTTCGAGGAAATTGTCGGGCTGTATCTTCGGACCGCGAACGCGTCAACGGCGCTCGGCCTAGAACAAGCCGACGTCATTAAGCTGACCGAGCAAACGGCGCGAGCGATCGCGTTGTCTGGTTCGTCCGCAGCAGAAGCGGCCGCCGCGATTCAGCAACTCGGGCAAGCGTTCGGCAACGGCATGGTGCAAGCGCAGGAATGGAACTCGATCGCGGAACAGACGCCGCGGCTGGCGCGAGCGATTGCCGAATCGGTTGGCATGACTACGGCGGAGTTCCGAAAGGCCGTACTTGAGCAGCGCGTCAGCTCGGACGTGCTCGCGCAAGCGATCTTGCAAAACAAAAATCTCGCCGCCGAAGCGGCAAAACTGCCGACGACGATTGGCGGCGCGTTTACGCAGTTACGTAATCAAGTGCTGCTGCTGGTCGGTGAAATCAATAAGGGGACCGGCGCGAGCGAAAACATCGTCAAAATGCTGACGTGGGTCGGCGAGAATATGCCGATCATCGCCGGCGTGATTGCGAGCGTTACGCTAGTCTGGGGCGGCTATCGCCTCGCACTGATCGGCGTGGCCGCGGCACAAACCGCGGTTGGCGCGGCGACGGCGATCGCCTCCGGCAATATTGTGCAAGCGGGCGCGGTGGCGGCTGGCGCGACGGTGGCGGTTGGCGCGTTTGCCGAGGTGTATTCGCGGCTGAACAATATGCTCAAGACGACAGCGGGCGGTGCCGCTGGTGGGGCCGGAGGCTCGCCGGCAGCCTCACCGTTTAAGCCGCTCGAGCTCGGACTGAAAAGCACCGCGGAGAAGGGCAAGACCACGATTGAGATGCTGACCGAGTTGGCGAGCATTGCGCCAATTTCTAAGCAGCAAGCGGCAACGCTAGCGGCTGAGCACGAGCGGCTGACCGCGAGGCTCGCGAAGGGCAATCTGACCCTTGAGAAGCGCCTCAAGCTCACAAAGGAGCAAGTTGCGATCGGCGACGCGTTGCGTGATGCCGAAATTCAGCTATCGGCGCAGGAACTCACCGATCTGCAGCGCATGATGGGCCGCGGAACGGCTGCGCCGATGATGGCGGCCGCTGGTCCGGCTCCGGTGGTCAAGGTCGATCAGGCGATCGTCAATCAGGTCAAGGCGCAAATGGACGCGACAGAAAAGGAGTTCAAGGCGCGGGCCGACGAACTTCGGCAAAACGTTGGCGCGGACCTGGCGCAAGGGCTCACGATGACGCTCGCAGATTCGATCGGGAGTGCGTTCGAGGCGGCGTTTGCCACGGGGAAGATTGGCGAAGGGTTTAAGGCGTTAGGGCGGGCGATGCTGGCCGGGCTCGGGAGTATGATTCAGGCGTTTGGCGTCAAGGCGTTGGCGGCTTCGAAGCTGATGGGTACGTTGCTCGAGGCGTTTAAGACGTTGAATCCGTATCTCGCGATTCCCGCGGCGCTCGGGCTGATCGCGCTCGGTGGGGCGCTCAAGGGCGCGGCGGCCGGCGCGTTTGGTGGCGGCATGGGTGGCGGGATCGGGGGCGGCGGTCTGCCGGTGGCCGGCGCGATGGGCGGCACGGTCGGGGGCGCGATGCGATTGCCTGGGATGATGTACGGGCCGACGATGGCTGGGGCGACCAGCACAATACAGCCGATGCCGAATATGAACGTGACCATCATCGGGCCGAACGATCCGAGCGCGCAGCGGCAGCTCCAAGAATTGATGCGAAACGCGCAACGTCGGGGGAGCGTCTAAATGGCGGCGATCACGTTTACGGATGGGACGGGCACGGCCACGCTTGATAACGGGCTGACGGCGACGGCTGGCGGTGTGGGGTCGCGCTTTGCGTCATGGGTGCCGTTTACGCGGCGCATCGGGGAACGCGCGGTCGCGTTAGGAACGGGCGCGTCGTACAGCTTCACGTTCCGGATCGACTACGGCGCGGCGTTCGAGATGCGCGATATCCCGAACACGAATCAAGGAACGATCCTCCGGCTGATCCGTCACCTCGAGGGCGGCGGGACGATCACGGTGACGACGGGCGATTCGGCGAGCCGCACGTACACGAATTGCTCGATCGATCCGGAGACCGCACCGAGCCTGGCGTTTCAGGACGCGCAATTTCTCACGTATTCGCTGTCGCTGTCGGTGATTAATCTCGCCGGCGCGGATATGCTCTGCACGTACGACTGAGGCGACGACGATGCCCGCATCATTGCTGCAGTACCGGCTGCGTATCCGGAACGCCTCGACCCTTGCCAATCCGGACGGGACCGACGACGCGGTGGTGATTTCCTCCGTCCCTGGGGATACGGGGCCGTATTTGGCGTCAGCGCCATCCGGCGACGGGCAGGAGGTCGACCCGATTACGGGCGCGGTCCGGACGGGATCGTATACGGTCGAGGTGGTCGACGCGAACACGGGAACAGACGCGACGGGCACAATTCGGTATCTGACCTCGCGGCTCGAGGACGCGACGTTTCGGCAACAGCTTATTAGTCGGCGCGCGTATGTCGAGATACGGACGGACGGCGGCGCGTGGTCAATCC